CCTATCGTTTTTGAAATGTTTTCTATCTCTTTTTTTCCATGTAAGAGTACCTTTTTCTGCATCGTAGTTTAGAAATTCTCTGATTAAAGCAGGTGATAAAGGTTCTTTAGGAATCTTCTGACCACAACACTCACAGAAATTTTGGTTTGTTTTCTCTGTCATACTCAATGTGTCCTTTGGTTTTGTCCACTGGTTTCCAACCTGCATCCCATAGTCTTTCGATACGCATCTTAGGTGACGATGGTTTGAACTTGACCCAATCCATACAGATAAGCTGGGCTGGGAATGTGTCGTAACTGATCTTGACCTTAGGGTATTTCTTTATAGCATCTTTGACAACCTTTGTCAAGTCCCCGTCTGACTTTTTCCTGTACAAAATACGATTGACTTCTTCTAGCTGGGGTGGGAAGTCCTCTTGGAAACCATCCTCTAGCTGAAGCATACGCAGTTCGATCTCATCTAGCAGGTGCTCTGCCTTCTCCTTGTCGAAGAAGAAACCATTGTTGTGCATCTCCTCACAGAGAATCTGAATGTCGTGCTCCACCTTGATAGCTTCTTGTTGTGTCTCGTCCTTGAGTACAGGTAGGAACCTCTGNTATAGCTTAACAGTGACAGCTACGTCCTGATGACAGTAGTCTACCATCTCCTGAGAGAACTTAGAGAAGTCCTTGAAGTCCATCTTGAAGTCAGACAGACGCTTACCCCAAGCCTTCAGTGAGTGCCCACCTTGCAGGTTGTAGTCAATGAAGCGAGATACAACAAGAGTATCCAGTACTTTGCTAGGGTCAATCCTCTTGCCTAGCAGTCTGTTAATCACAGGTACATCAAAAGCAATGCCATTGTGAAACACAAACAGATCAACAGTATCACAGAAATTAGCAAAGTCTATGCCCTCTTCTATTATCTTGTCTGGATTGTGAAACTCGTAGGTCTCACCTGTGTTGACATCCTGACCACAGATAACCCAGATGCGACTAGCATCTAAAGTATCTGTCTCAATGTCCATAGCTACAACTTTAAGTGTCATCTTTAGAGAACCCTATTTGTATTACAGTGATAGGCCACAGCAGTGACCAGAATAATTGTCTTCGTTTGTCCATCTGATCGTACTTATCCAGTAGATGAAAGACAGCACCCACATGCAGGTAGTGCAGAGCTACACCAAAGGCATAGATGACACCACACAGGGTAGGCCATAGGCTAAAGTAATCCATACTTCTCTTTCATTGTGAACGAAGCTGTGTCAAACGATAGCTGACCTGCGTAGCCTGTCGGACCTACTGGTCTGTTCTTGGTGACCAGAAGCTTCGTTGTGTTACGTTCATCTGCATCCTCTGCCATCTTGTTTCGTTGCAGTTCGACAACAACGGATGCTCTCTGTTCTATCATGCGGCAGTACTTGACAGCCCCATCATCATTGGTGTGACCAATAGTTATGATACCTACGTTCAACTCAGCAGCCAGCTTGGATAGCCTGACAGCTAGGTCAGCTAGGAATTGCTCTTTGCTTTCTTCTCCTGACATGTTAGCTGCTATGTCCTGTATAGGTTCAAAGAATATGTACTGCACACCACATGCCTGAGAAAGATACCTGATATGGTTAAGGATTTCAAGAGGGTCATCCTCGTCATTGAGAAAGAATTGGTATAGCCTTTCATCTTTAGTCAAGTCAGTGATAGCCTCTTGTACTTGACGGTCCAGTCCTTTCTCTTGGATCAAGTCCTTTCGTGTTACGTTCTCTCCTAGTTTGTATGACACCAGACCTAGGATGCTACGTAGCTTTGTCTCTTCCATGTGCCAAGCTGCAATGCGTATCTCTGGGTACTTACTCAAGAGTCTGTACTCTAGGTAGCGCATGAACTCAGTCTTACCTATGCCTGTCTGTGCCTTGAACAGAGTGAAGTGTCCCTGCATCAGGCCCATGCACAGGTCATCGAAGTCTTGTACACCTGTCTCTACGTAGACGTGTTCCTCTGATGTACTGTACAGCTTTAGGAACTGGTCAGGTGTATTAATGATATTCTCAGGTGTGTACTTCTGTGCGTTGAACCAAGCATGGTAGTATGAATCCCGTTCACCTGCCTGAAGGAACTCATTGGCATCCTTGTACTTGTCGTGCTTCATCCTGTACACTTTATTAGGGAAGAGGTTAGCTATCTTCTGAGCTACTGCATTCCCTGCGTCATCATGTTCTATTGACAGGACTATCTTCTCGAATGACTTGAGCCATTCAGTTACGTTCTCCCATAGGCGTCTGCTAGGTGAGGCTGAAGGTAATGACACGAAGGCTGAGTTATATCTCTGGTGCTTGCACATTTGGTAGGCTGACATAGCATCTAGTTCACCCTCTGTGATCGTGACTATCTTACCTGACCCAGCATTCCATAGGTTCATACCGAATAGTTCATCTGACTTGAGACCCTTAGCTGAGAAATCCTTAGGGAAGTATCGTGTCTTGATACCACCTGAGGGGTAGACGTACTGCTGGTACTTCTCCTCACCGTCACTGTTGAGGTAGGTGTAGCACCCGTAGAACTCCATTGTCTCCTTGGATATGCCTCGCATACCTCTGTACACTGCTGTCATCTTCTCAAGGTGTACTACTTGAGGTGCTTGTAATTGCATTTCCTCTTCTCCACTTTCCCAATACTCACAACCAAAGCAGTAGCCGTGACCATCTGAGTACCTAGCTAGGTTATCTTTTGAGCAACACTTAGGGCATGGCTCATGTCCTATGAAGTGGCTGTCTGCTTTGTGGTCTTTCATTAGTGCATACTCTCTCTTCCGAATCCATTCTGAATGCTAGTCTCGAACCAGTCTTCAACTAGCCTGTCCATAATAGACTTATATTGTTCATCTGTCAAGAGGTTAGGACTGTACTCGTTGCCCTCTTCATCATAGAGATACTTGATTCTGAACTGTGGTTCAATCTCTAGGGTGATCTCAGGTGGCAAGTCTTTCCATGTCTCGTAGCATATGTAGCCATCTGTCAGGATGTCAGCACATACTGTGAGCCATGTGTTGTCTGTTACCTCTACTTCTAATTCAGCATCAAATGTTTCGTGCATCATTTCATAATTCCTCTTGGCAAAACCCACAGAAGTCATTGTAAGATGGACCCCCACAGGATACACACGTTCTCCATACTTGTTTCTTTCTTAACGGTTGACCGAATGAGTGACCCACTGGTGGGTTGTTCTCACCGTAGTTACCGTACTCATCGAAGCTATGGTTGGCTTCGTACTTCTCCTTTGCTCTCTGTCTTTCCTCGTCTGACATTGGACGAATCATGAGTAGCTTGTCAAGTCTTTTCTTTAAATCCTCAAGTTTATTTTCGTGTTGCTTGATCTCGTACTCTAGGTTTTCTATCTCTCCTGATACACTCATGTCACTTACCTTTGTTGAACTCATGGTGCAAGGACCACATTGCCTGTTCCATTTTAGAGACATCAGATATTTGTAAGTCCCAGCAGTCCTGTATGTACGAGAGTGTATCCCTCAGGGAAGTGTAGGCTAAGTCAATAGCTTTTATCTGATCATCAGACATAGCTTTCATACCTTCACTCCTAGCTTTTACTTTCTTTTCGTGTTCTATTTCCCATTGTTCTTTCTTTGCCATGTCATTTTCTCCTTGACAATCTGATAGGATGGGTGTATAATAGTCTTGCCTTTGGGCAAGGGGCTATTAGTCATATACCCTAGGTCCATCTCCATTCTTTAATTCTATCTATTAGGTCTCTCTCTTCTTGGAGCAGAGACTCTAGTCTTCCTCTAGGAACTCCTCACTCAGTATCTTGTCGGAGTAGTAGTCTTTGGTAGTTTATTCTTTACTGGTCTTTTCATTAGAAGGGTACCTCCTCATCCTCTGTCTGTGGTATCCACACTATATCATACTTGTGCATGATAATCAAGTATTCTCTTAGGTTACTACCCCACAAATACATCTGTGTATCCTTTCAGTTTCTTTAGTGCGTACCCTGCTAGTGTACACTGTAGGTATACCAAGAAGATAGCCTGACTGTCAACCCCTCTCATGTCATAGCCTACAGATGCTAGTATTCCAACGGTGACTATCATTGAGACCCATGACATAAGAGAGATTGTAAACAGTTTCATTGATTATCCTGCGAAGTTGTGA